TGTACTTACTTATCTCTAGCTTTCTAGTAGACCTTCCCATAGTACCTTGTTTGGTAATAATCTCGGAACTGCCACCAACGCAGTTTATTGTGTTATGGGTCGGGTATAAGTTAGTTCCAGTAGCAATAGCTCTAGTTCCAATTAGGACTCTGATTTCACCCTTATTGAACCTATCAACCTGTTCTTGCGAATCAACTTGCTCTAGACCCCAAACGGCAGCGTCTTTCTTAGAGCCTGAATGAACGTAGCCGTATGGAACTTTCAATAGGTCTATAATTAGTTTAATTTGACGTAATTCTTCTACAAGAATTAAAGTAGACTCTTGTTTGTTTTCCCACTTGGAGTTAGCAATCAAGGCAGCGGTTTTAGCTACCTCTTTATTGTAAAGCAAGTGCTCTCTTTTATTTTCAATAGAATCTTTCTTAATTAGACTAGAAGGCGTAAAGGTTTGTAGTATGGTAAAATTAAGTGGACATAGGTAGCCTTGAGAGATAGCTTCGTCAATCGACATCTCGTATACGCATGGACCGATAATTGAGTTCAAAAGCTTTTCAGTACCGTCTCCACGAGTCTGGGTAGCAGATAGGAAGAATCTGTAAGGAATATCAGCTAGAACGCCGTGGCAGACTTCCTCAAGAGTTTCAGCAGCAAAGGTATGGGATTCATCTACAATCATCATTTGCTTAGAGGCAAAGAAATCAAACGCCGGAGTTCCTTCTTTAAGGTTAGCTAGTGACTTACTAATAGCGATTGTTATTTTCTTAGTTAGGTCTTTTTTGCCATCGCCATATCCGCCTACATATTTCTTACCTAAAAGCTCAGTAAAGCCTTTCAGGAGTTCGTTAAAGATAGATTCACTAGGAGTTACTACAACCGTATCTAAGCCTGTATTACGAGCCATAAGCTGCGTAATAAAGGATTTACCACATCCTGTAGGTAGGCTGATACAAGCGTGTTTAGCCTCCATCATTTTATCCATAGATAAGGATTGGTAAGGATATGGTTCAAATTCTGGCATTTTTGCCCAAGGTATAGGCTTAAATTTGGGATATGATATTTCGTTTATTAAGGTAAATGAAAAAGGAAGGTAGCTTAATAGTCCGGGTCTAACCCAGTAGCCGCCCTTATCTTGGAATAATAGATTCTTATCAAGGTCTCGTAAAAGCTCAGCTTTTTCATACTCCCATCTATCAGGGTCGCTATTTCTAAGCCAATGCTTGTGTTCATGTTTCTGGAGTAGGATTTGAACTGAAGTCTTGCGATATGAAAAATCTTTCTTCATACCTTCCAGAATTACCGGGTCGGCATCGATATAAGCCTTGCTAGGATTTTTAATCGTTACTTTCATATCCTTATTATACCATAATAAAAAGAACAATCTTTAACCTAAAGAGGTGTTTATGGCAATTTCAATGAAAGAAATTTTGATGGGTAAGAAACTGGAAGATATTCCTAAAGATCACGCAGCTAACCTAGCGATACTATTAGAAAGAATTAATAAGGTAAGAGAAAAGTACGGTAAGCCAATGACTCCAACTTCTGTTTATAGAAGTATGGCGGAGCATTTGGCTATTTATGCTAGGAAGGGAATTACTGACAAAAAACTTATCCCTATGAAAAGTAAGCATTTGTACGGACAAGCTATTGATATTGCTGACCCTAATGGTGAATTAGATAAGTGGTGTAGAGCTAATGAGAAGTTTTTACTAGAGGTAGGTCTTTGGCTTGAGCATGATTCTAAAACACCGGGATGGGCGCATTTTCAAATCGTACCATACGGTTCTTGGTCTAACGGTAAGACTATTTGGTTTATGCCTTAACGAGGTAGTGGGTGGGTTTTTCTTTGTTCTTTGATTTCGTCATGGTCAAGCTCAACCCACTTAATTTTCCCTTCTGGACCAAAGCCAAAAGATTTAGGTAGGTAAGTTATCTTACAACGACAATTCGGATGTAGTCCGGGTAGTTTAGGGTTCGGGTCTCCGACCTTATGATAGCCAGCTCCAATCTCAGATAAGTACCAAAGTCGCGGAGTTTTTCTATCTGGAAGTAAATGTAGAATCCATTCTTCATCACCTGTTTTATCATCTTTTGTTACAAGAAAGAAAACAACAGGGTCTTTATCTCCAACATCGTCAGCAACTTTTTGAATTTGTAGTGCGGTTCCTGTATTCACAGCTTTATTAGTCTCACTATTAACAATCAACTTTAAATGGTTCTGAGCCTTTCCCATCTCTTCAACAACAATTTTTCTAATTTTACTCGGAGCTATTTGCTTGTTATTGGCAAAAGTTTCCTGAGCGTATGCGTTAGCTGTTTGAACGGCTCTAGCTTGAGTTCTTTCTTTAAGAGCATCAATATAATTAGCTGCAACTCTTAGACATCCCTTAAGAGTATCCTCCTCGTCTTGATTGGGCTTCCTATGACCTAGCGCCTGTAGGAATAACGATGTTAGATTACTTCTAGTGGTGGTAAAAACTATCCTCTTATTTCTAGAAAGCTTCGGTATAATGCCCAAGAAATCTAAAGTGATTTCATCAAACTGAGCACCGATGATTTCCTCAATCTTATCGATAATTTTAAGTGGAAGACCTTTCATTACAGTTTAAGACCTTCAGTTGCAATCAATTCTTCTAGATTCTCAGCAGTCATCTTAGATTCTTTTTCCCACTTGCCCAATATACTATCTACAAGTTTTTTCTGAGCCGTAGCTACCGCTGGTTTATTAGCCTTCATTTTAGCTTTTTGATTCTTTCTTACATTAGATAAAGCTTCAACAGCCTTTCTCAAATCCGTTACCGTAGGTTTTTCTCCCTTAGCGACCAAACTTTCAAGCTCATTGATATGGTTATCAAGTTCAGTTCCCTGACCCGGCTCCATCTCTTGCTCTTCTTCCATTTGAGCCTGTTCCATACCTTGCTTATCCTGAGGCGCTCCGCCTTGCTCTTGCATAGCAGCTTCCTCTTCAGACATAGGCTGACCTTCTTGACCGGGCTGACCACCCTGCATCATAGCTGCTTGTTGAGCCATTTGCTGAGCTTGCTGCTCCATTTGCATTTGCATGTTTTCAACTTGAGCATCTTTCATGCCTTGCTCATAGCCGAGTCTAAAAGCTAAGTCGGAAGACTTAATCAATTGCGCTCTCATTTCCTTGTACTTAGCTTTGTAGTCCATTGACATAATATTCTCCTATTCGTTTTCGTCTAAATAATCTTTAAGTAATGCTTGTAGAATCTGGAATGAATCAGACCTTGTTGCATAGTAAGCTTTAACTGCGTTTGGATTAAACTGAGCTAAAGTTTGAATATGCTGAAGAGCAAATTGATTCTGGGTGTACTTCAACATAGGGTCTAATCTAGCGGCTGGATTATCCATGAATTCGCTAACGATTTCATTTACGCCGATATAAGAACTCATAACTTGCTGGTACTGCTCATTGAACGGCATTGCGCCACCCATATGAGGACCGACAGGCTGCTTGTCAACCTCATCCATTACATCATCGTAAGTGTAATGAATAGGCATATCCCTAGCTAAGCGCTGAGATTCGCCTTCTTTTGTTTCGGCATCGTATCCAGCAAATGAAATATAACAAAGCTGTGCTAATTCTTGATCGATTAAAGGAAAGATTTTTTCGTTGAAGAAATCTTGGAATTTCAAGATAAGAGGTCTTAATCCAATATCTCTAGCAGCAATCATCTTGTATTCGTTAGAAGACTCAGACATACTCTGTTGAGACGTAGCTCTTGACAAGTGACCAAAGCCCGGAAGCTCATCTGGAGACATACCAAAAGCCATAAGGATGTTACGGGTAGTTTGGTCGAATAGATATTGGAATTCGCCATCTTTACGTTGAGGCTGAGTTGATACCCAATTTACTTGGTCTTTAGTACCAACACCAAAAATAGGTGTACGGAAAGAGTTAGTTACGTTATTAATAGAGGCGTTGTACTGTTGTTTAATATCTTCAATTGTGGATGAATCGATTTCATCAGACTGGATAACTAACATACCACGAGCAGCACGACCGTTCTGGAAATACAATTTATTATAGATTTCAATTGAAGTATGAGTTGTAACTGAAGTAATAATTGTATCAAGTGGAGTTACAGGATAGCCATTATGCTCGATATCTGAAGAAGGATATAGGTTATAAACCAACATCTCCTTAGGAGTGAAAGCTTGACGAGGAATTCCTTCTACCACTTGAATCCAAGCGTATTCATCTTGCTCAAGCGCTCTTGGGTCAATTTTTACACCAGTCAAGTTTTCAATTAATTTAAGCGAGTTTCTTCTGATTCCTTCAGCCGATTCGCCTTTTTTAACTGCTTTATACATTGTACCAGCATCAATAGCTCTGAATCTGTTAAAGGCTTCATTATCAGTATCTGAATATACAACTTCAGTAGCAAATCTACCAAAAGCCAATCCATTCCTAACTGAAAGGTCTAGATATTCAGAAAGAGTCATTTTCTCCTCTTCCTTTAAACCTTGCGTATGACCGCAATTAACAAGTAGTTTAGTAAACTCAGAAATCCTTTGCTGAACTTGAACCATTTGCTCTGGTTCAATATAATCCTTTAGTTCAGTTTTAATATCTACTTCAATACCAATGTCAAAACGGTCTTTACGAACATGACCAAACATCGATAAGTGATTACCTCTTGCTCTTAGAATACCGGCAATAAGGTGGTTTTGTACACGAATTTGCTTGATGATTGAATCTGGCAATAGATTGCGCTTGGTCTTGAATACACCAGCATAATGATCTACTTGATTTGGCTGTTCTGTAAAAGCAAGCCTAGGCGATGCGCTTTTCTTATTAGCCGTACCAACCGCTGATTTAATTAAATCAGACATTTGATAGTCTTTACCAGCGTTCTTTAGAATAGCGTTATTATACGTTTCTTGCAGGGTTTGAACATCATCTCTATTTAAATTTTCACCGCCAGCGGCGTGAATTATTTTTTTATCACTCATATTATTCTGCCGTTAGAAACGTTACAGTAGCCGTTTCTTGTGAATTATTTGTTATTTCAGCCGATGACATAGTTGTATTTTGCATAAAACAACCTGACTTAAGCTTAAGACCTAGGATAACAGGCTCAATAGTGTTTGAGTTAGTCCCATTGATACTAATAGAAATCTTTTTGTCGGATTCAACATAAATGAATTTTTTAGACTGATTAAAGATTCTGAGGTTTTCAGAAATAGCCAGCTCTTCAGGAAGTGGGCTTAAACTATAGAATTCAATCTTATTGTCTTGAACGTCTGTGATTTGGTAAGTACCTTGAGAGACAACCGAAAAACCAGCATCAATAGCTACGTCATCTCCGATCTGGACACCTGCTGAAGAATAAGCCCTAACTTGGTCAGCAAAGCCAGCTCCAAGGGTCACAGGACCTTCAGCAGATACGGATGGATTTTCTACAGTGAACGAAGTAGTTGTTTTAGACAAGACCTTAAATTTGCCTTGATTAGCTACGTTAAATTGAGAACCGATTCTAACTTCGTCGCCCACTACAAGGGAGGCTAGATTGAGTAGTGTTCCGCCGGAAGATGTAAAAATTGCTAAGGTAGCATTCTTTGTTACTGTAATTTGAGATGTAGCGTTTTGACCTAAGCTTCTAAGAGTTCTAAAGGCAGGAGCGGTTCCTGAATTATGCTTTAAGCTGTATGTATTAGCAGTACCCGATTTAAGACTTAGATCATAGGTCGTAGTACCATCGTCGGATAAAGTTACTTCACCCGAGAACAAGCTTAAAACCTGACCGGGAGCTAGTTTAACTGTAGAGGCGCTAGGTTCTTCAATAGAAGCGCCTTGGAGGTCGTTGACCCACTTAAAGATATTTTTGGATGGATTATTGGTCGGATTTTCGTCTTCGTATGCCGTCACCGCTAAAAATAGATTCATTTTACTCATTTTCGTCTCCAGTATTGTATTATACCATTTAAAGATTGCTTTTTCTGCGTAAAAACCTTGAATTATTAAAGATTTTTGCGCCAATTACATCCACAAAACCTTTTTCTTAGTAGGAGCTGTGTCGTCTTTCTTTTCATTTTCGTAATTAGGAGCTAACTCTTTGATTTTATTAACCATGATATTAGTATT